ATAAAGTAGTATCTTTAAATACTACATCTGTTCCATATACAGGACAACCAGCTACTCTTACTCAGTTTGATGGTATAAACGTTACATTAGTAAACGCTTCTACTAGCACTGAAACAGGAGGTGGTTTCCAGTGTACAATTGGACCAATAAATGATAGAGCTTAATTATGGCAGGATTTACATACGCAACATTAACAACAGCAATTCAAAACTACACAGAAGTAGATACTAATGTTTTAACAGCTACAATTACAAATCAGTTTATTGAAAATGCTGAAATGAAAATTTTTAGAGATATACCTATTGATGCATATAAAAAACAATCTATTGGTAATTTAGTTACAGGACAAACAACAATTAACGTTCCAGCAAAAACTACTTTTGTTAAAGGTGTACAAGTTTATACTTCAACATCAGTTGCTACTGGAGCAAATAGTTGGTTAGAAAAAAAAGATGAAACTTATCTACAAGAATATATTCCTGCTGAAACAGCAACAGGAACACCTAAATATTATGCTATGTTTGGTGGTGCTACAGGCGTCTCAGACACGACTTCAGGCCGTTTAATGATAGCTCCGGCACCTAGTACTACGTTTACCTTTAAAATACATTATCAGGCCATCCCTGACGGTTTATCGGGGTCAAATACTACTACCTATATAAGTCAATATTTTGGTAATGGTCTATTATATGCGTGTCTAGTAGAAGCTTTTAGTTTTTTAAAAGGCCCATTAGATATGTTGACACTATACGAGAAAAAGTATAAAGAAGAACTAGACAAGTTTGGTATGGAACAACTTGGCAGACGTAAACGTGATGATTACACGGATGGGACTGTTAGAATAACTATACCTTCTACGTCACCGTAAAAATTAGGAGATAAATTATGGCAATAACATCGGCAATATGTAATACTTTCAAAACTGAAATTTTAACAGGCGTTCACAATTTCACTGCATCAAGTGGGAACACATTTAACTTAGCATTGTACACAAGTTCTGCAACGTTAAATAAATCTACGACTGCATATACTTCGTCTAATGAAGTAGCAAACGGAAATGGTTACACTACTAAAGGAAACGCGCTTACAAGTGTTACTCCTGTTTTATCTACAGACACAGCAGTTTGTGATTTCGCAGATACAAGTTTTACATCTGCTTCTTTCACAGCAAGAGGATGTTTAATTTTCAATGACACGGCAAGTGGTGATCCATCAGTTTGTGCAATTGATTTTGGTGCAGATAAAACTGTAACTAGTGGAACTTTTACAATTCAATTTCCAGCAGCAGACGCATCAAACGCGATCATCAGAATAGCGTAAGGAGGCCTAACCTATGGCTTCTACCTGGGGAACAAATTCTTGGGGAGATAACTCCTGGCAATCAACAACTGTAACAATAGAAGTTGGTGGTGTTTCAGCTACTTCAACTACAGGAGACTTAACTGCGTTCAACTTAACAGGTTGGGGTGGAACAGGTTGGAGTGTTGGTGAGTGGGGCGCAGTAAATGACAACACTGTAGAATTAACTGGTGTATCTGCAACTGTTTCAGTAAACGCAGATGGATTATTATCTTATACAACAAATGGTTGGGGTAGAAATACTTGGAACTCAGAAGCTTGGGGAGACAGTAACAACCCGGTATTTACTTTAACAGGTTTATCAATGACGTCTTCTGTTGGAAGCGTAGAATCTTTTAACGAAAAAGGTTGGGGTGGTAGATTTTGGGATGAAGGTGAATGGGGACAAGTTGGTGATACCAGAGTAGATCTTTCAGGATTTGAATTAACTACATCTCTCGGAACATTAGAAGCTTACAATGAAATTGGTTGGGGTCATGATGGTTGGGGTGAAGAAGCTTGGGGACAAGCAAATGATGTATCAGCAGAATTAACAGGTATATCAGCTACTTCTTCTGTTGGATCAATAGCTCCTGCGGATGTAATGGGCTTAACAGGAATTTCTACAACTTCTTCTGTTGGATCAATAGCTCCTGCAGATGTAATAGGACTAACAGGAATTTCTGCAACTATTTCACTTGGATCTCCGGATGCAGCTGATGTAATGTTACCTACAGGTCAATCTGCAACTTCTTCTGTTGGATCATTAAGTCCTGCAGATGTAGTAGGTTTAACTGGTCTTTCTGCGACTGTTTCTTTAGGTGGAACGGATGAAAATTCAAATCCTATAGTAACACCAACTGGAATATCAATGACTTCTAATGCAGGTTCTTTAGCACCTGCTGACGTTATGGGCTTGACTGGATTGTCTGCAACGTTTAATGTAGGGTCAACAACTATTGTTACAAGTTTAGATTTAACGTTAACAGGACAATTAGCAACGTCAAATGTAGCAGCTTTTGGAACCGCTTCAGGCTTTGGAATTCAAGCATATCAAAGTGTTGACACAGGTTCTAATACGAGCTATACAGATGTTGCTTAAGTATAAGCAAAATTAGGAGATAAAAAATGGCTTCAACATACACACCTTTAGGGGTAGAACTTCAAGCAACTGGCGAAAACGCTGGAACATGGGGAACGAAAACTAATACAAATTTACAAATTTTTGAACAAATCGTTGGTGGATTTTCTGCTCAATCAATAGCAGGCGGTGCACAGACTACAGCTTTATCTGTATCTGATGGATCAACTGGAGCAGTTCTATCTCATAGAATGATTGAATTCACAGGTTCAATTACAGGAAACCAAATCGTAACTATTCCATTAGATGTTCAAACTTTTTATTATTTAAGAAATTCAACATCAGGTGCATACACAGTACAATTTAAATATACATCTGGATCAGGAGATTCATTTACTTTCTCAGCAACTGACAAAGGTGATGCTGTTGTATTTGCAACTGCAAACGATGGAACTAATCCAGACATTTACACTTTACCAAATGGTAATGTTACTACTGCTGGAACACAGACTTTAACAAATAAAACTTTAACAGCACCTAAAATTGGAACTTCAATTTTAGATACTAACGGAAATGAATTAGCTTTATTAACGGCAACAAGTTCAGCTGTTAATGAAATTACATTAGCAAATGCTGCAACTGGAAACGGTCCAATTATTTCTTCAACAGGTGAAACAAACGTTGATTTAAATTTAAATCCTAAAGGAACAGGCGTTCTTAAATCAGGTACAGCTGCAGTAAACATTGCAGGTAAAGAAACTATGTGGGTTCCAGCAGCAGCTATGTATGGAGCTACAACTAACCCAGCAGCAGCAGAACAAGTTGAAACAACAGCAACAAGACCTGATATGAAAGTATTAGATTTTGATGCAAGTACAGATGAGTTTGCACAATTTTCAGTGGCTTTTCCTAAATCATGGAATGAAGGCACAGTAACTTATCAAGTTTACTGGACACCGGGTTCTACTAATACAGGAGACTGTATTTTTGGATTACAAGGAGTTTCTTGTGGTGATAGTGATACTATTGATATTGCTTATGGAACAGCAATTAATGTTACAGATGCTGGTATAGGAACAGTAGAAGATCAACAAGTTTCTGCTGAAAGTTCAGCAGTTACAATTGCAGGATCACCTGCAGTAGATCAATTAACTTACTTTCAATTATTTAGAGATGCAAATGCAGGCGGAGATACTTTTAGTGCTGATGCAAGAGTATTAGGTATTAAATTATTCTTCACTACAGATGCGGCTAACGACGCGTAAGGAGAATAAAATATGTTTGGATATCAAGTATTAGGTTTCGGAGCTGGAGGTGGAGGATCACCTTATAACGTAAGATATTTAGTCGTAGCTGGCGGAGGATCCGGTGGACACTCCCAAGGCGGCGGAGGTGGGGGCGGAGGCTTTCGTACAATAGCTTGTAAAACTTATGAAGTTGTTGGCGGTACATCATACGCAATTACAGTAGGTGCAGGCGCAACACCAATGGCAGGCCCTGCTTGTACAATTAACTCAGCAAACAATAACGGTAATCCCTCAACTTTTGATACTATTACATCAGCAGGAGGCGGATCAGGAGGCAATGGAGGTCCTGGCTCAGCCGGACCAGCTTGTGCTTCACCATTTAAAGCACAGGATGGTGGATCAGGAGGAGGAGTTGGACGATATCAAAATCCAAGTCCAGCAGGAGGATCACAACCAGCAGATGTTTTAGATGGTGGTGCA